CTTGCGGAGAAATTGTACTAAACACACTTGGAGCGTTTTGTGTGATCGCCGACGTAGTGCCCTTCCATTGCGAAACACTAGATGAAGCTGAAGAGTGTTTCCGTGTTGTTACTCGTGCCCTCATGCGTGTGAACCTCATGGATTCAATCTATTCTAAAGAGGTTCAACGAACGAATCGTATCGGCATCGGTCTGACTGGTGTTCACGAGTTCGCCTTCAAATTCTTTGGTTATGGCTTCCGTGATTTACTAGACGAAGAGAAGAGCAAAAATTTCTGGCTGACAATGGCACGTTTCAATCGTGCAGTCTATGAAGAGGCTGTGAGCTATGCCAAAGAACTTGGTGTCAAACCGCCTCATACAATGACCACGATCAAGCCTGCTGGCACTACAAGCAAACTATTCCTCTTGACAGAAGGTTGGCATCTACCGTCAATGCGTGAGTTTTTGCGTTGGGTCCAATTCCGAAACGATGATCCGCTTGTCGAGACGTACCGCATGGCGGGGTATCCTGTTCGTAAGCTTGTACAGTACTCTGGCACAAGCATTGTGGGCTTTCCGACCGCTCCAGCCATCACTACACTAGGCATGGGCGACAAGCTTGTCACAGCCGCCGAAGCCACACCAGAAGAGCAATTCCAGTGGCTTATGCTTGGTGAGAAGTATTGGATTCATGGTACCGATGAAAAGGGTGTTCCTCTTGAAGAAAACTACGGCAATCAAATTAGCTATACTCTCAAGTATCAACCGGAAGTAGTTGATTATGAACACTTCAAGAAAATGATTCTCAAGTATCAATCACAAGTTCGTTGCTGCTCAGTCATGCCGCAGTCGGATACCTCAAGCTACGAATATCAACCAGAACAACCCATCAACGAAGCAGATTTTAAAGAAATTCGTAATCGAGTGCTCAGTATTCAAGAGATTAATAGCAAATTTGACGTAGTAACAAATGATGAATGGTCGAAAATACAGACAGACGATCAAACATACATACTGAGCAAGTTGAAGGAAGAAGTTGGTCGAGAACACGTCAATTGCGATAGCGGTGCGTGCCCGGTTGACTTCAATAGCGGCGCAAAATCGTAATTTCTCTACATACGTTCGAATTCTGTGGGCAGGCCCTTGTATGGCCTGCCCTTTCCTTTTTACCGGGTGTGAAAAATGGAAAAGGAATAAATTACTGATGAGCCAATTGGTTATAAAGTTGGCCATGTGAACAGGAGACCCGAATGTCAGATGTTAGAAAAAGTGTAGAGTGCGATTATTGTGGCGCAAACTATCATATGAAGTACTCCGAAGACCATGATGGTAAACCTCAATTTTGTTCTTTTTGTGGTGAATCATTTTACAATGCAGAAGAATTAGAAGACGACGACGATGACGATCTCGACTACATTGACGACGAACGAGACGCAACCGAATACTAGTTGGTAGCTGTGTAAATAGGTGCAGGTCATCTATGAGCAAAAAACAATGGGTTGTGGGCATGGATTATTCTATGTCTTGTCCGTCAATAACAATAATCAACAGAGGACAAGATTTCGTCTTTCAAAACTGCCGTGCCCACTATCTTTCAGAGAAGCCCCCAAAAACTGGATTTTCTAATATCACTGCAACACGCCTAAGTGAATACAAGAACAATGAACAGCGTTTTGATATGATCTCTGACTGGGCCATTCAAAGCATCTCTTCCGTTCCTCTTGACGACGCCGACGTATTCATCGAAGATTACTCATTCGGGTCCAAAGGCAAAACTTTTCATATCGCCGAAAACACGGGTCTCGTCAAGCACAAATTGTACAAGAACGGTATCAATGTAATTCCTGTGCCGCCCACAGTTATCAAAAAGTTCGCAACAGGCAAAGGCAATGCAGATAAAGACGCCATGTACAAAGCTTTCCAAGAGTTTGCAGGGGTTGACTTGATGAGCGTCTTTCAACCAAAGGCCGCAAAAGTTGGGAGTCCGGTTGGCGACATCGTGGACAGCTTCTATCTCTGTTATTACGGCTTCAAGGGAGAATAACTTTCCTGATAAATACAGGTATGGGACTCTCGACTTTCAACGATTCATTGGCTAAATCATTACCGCACCACAAATATTTGGTATCGCATGGTTGGGCGCATCAACAATCCACACCACATGAAGCACAACCCGCCGTCGATTGGGAGAGCACAAATAACCAAGTAGGACATCCTGCATCAGATGCCTACACGTCGCATCATTACACCCATCCTAAACATGGTTCAATCGGCGTACTGGACGATCACACTTGGGTTGCTCATAACACCCAAGGAAAAAAATCCGGTAAAGGTGGGGATGCCAATGCTCTTGTGAAGCATTTGTCGAAGAAGTCCATGAAAGAAGAAATTGGGTTTACATACGAACTGGTAAATGAGGCTGGTAAGAAAGTATTTTCTCAAGCAGTCTCACATGAACGTATTGGCGTTGTCTTGAAACAGGTTGCCGAATCAGTCAAGAAGCATAAAGGCACGACAATCAAACTGGTCGAAGCTCATCTCCCAGACGGTAAAGTGATGAAGGACCGTAAACGTATGAGCAACCTCAGCGTCATGGTTACAATGGCTGTTGAAGAATACAATCGCAAGAAAATCATTCGCCCACGTGAGAAGTCGATTCTTGAAAATCTGCGCACCATTCTTCTAAATCCGAAGAAACGTGCCAAGTTGATCGCTGAACTGGAACAGGCAGACAACTCAGATGATACGTTGAAGCTGCCTGATCTCAATGTTGGTGACACGTTGCTTGTGGGTAAGTTTAAAAATCGTGCCGCTGAGATCAAGGGATTTGAAAAGGACGAAAAAGGCCAACCCGTCGCTCAGACGACCAAAGGCGATCAAAAGATTTTCAAACCACGTATTGCAAAGCTTATGCCGGGTGCTGAAGAGAAGAAGGCCGAGATAGCAGTTCCATCACAACAGGCTTAACGAATACAGATCACACCATCTTTTTCGTTGGTGTGAAATTTTAGTGTTCCCTGTGTCCGAAGAAAATTGTGTCCTTCGAGAAATGCTGTTGCCATATTCGGATCACACTGCTTCAGTAAAAAAATACAAACGCCCAATTTGGTTGGGATCGCTCGATACATCGTCGGATGAATGCGTGTGATGATCTCAGCGATTTTATTGTAGTCTTTCACGATAGGCTTACTGGATCGATGTGCTTGTGTAAGAATACTCACCACGGGCTTTGTGACAATGACCCCGTAGAGAGAAGGTTTGGAACAACAGACGAGCCTGCGCCGAAGACATTCCTGTAGCCACAGCCTTAGACACAAACTGATCCTCCATAGCTTGGATCTCTTGTTGTTCTTGGACAAGCTCTTCTTTTGAAGTACTGAAAATGCTTTTGATTGCACGAATTACATTCATCATGCAACCAACTTAACATAGACACATCTTCTTTGTCAAGAGCGTTGACGTGTAGGTTGGAGTATGGTACACTTTAGAGTGATGGCTAAGAAACTCGTTGGTGTGATCATTCCTGACGTTCACGAGAAAATCGGAACACTGAAGACGCTCGTTGAAAAATATGATCCTCAGGTAGATTGGATTGCTTTTCTCGGCGACTGGTTTGATTCCTTTCGGGGATTGACCTGGGAAACACATGAGACGACTCGCTGGCTTGCGGAGAATCTCTTCAACCCCAAATATGTCTTCTTGTGGGGCAATCACGATCTGCACTATGCCTATCCGATAAACGGCTTGGTATGCAGCGGTTTTGACCCGAAGAAGCTGGCCATCATTCAAAACCATTTTACCAACAAACACTGGAAGCAATTTAAACTCATGCATTTTTTGGGTGAGCAACCAGAACCGAACGAAAATCGTAGCGAATGGTTGCTGAGCCACGCAGGACTGCACCCGTATTTCATCCACCCAGTTAAAGGTTGGGATCGCAAATTTCTAGCTGAGAAAAGCGAGTTGGCTATGTATAGTGTTGCCTTTGAGCGAACAGCAGCGCCGTTGATACAGGTCGGACGGGGACGTGGTGGGGACGCTCGTGTTGGTGGTGTTGTTTGGTTGGACTGGAATCAAGAGTTTGAACCCATTGCAGATTTGAATCAGATTGTTGGTCATACACCCGGCGATACTGTTCGCACTAAAGTACTTCGAGACAAAAGTAATGATCCAGACAAACACGGTACGATTACTAGCATGAACTACAATCTTGACACTCACTTAAACCATGTGTTATTGGTGTATGATGATTCTTTTGTAATAGAGAGTATATAACGTGGCAGTATCTACAACAGAAAAAACTTATTCTCCGCAGACTATTGTTGCGCAAAGTCTGTCGGTCATCCATCAGAGGATGGGTTACGTTTCACCAGCACGTAGCAAGGATCAAAACACCAATGCTCTGGTTATTGCGGCATTGCGTGATCCCAAAAACCCACCTATCGACATTGCCTATCTACAGCTTGCTGATGAAGTAATCGATTTCTTTCGAGATCTACATAAGCACCCGGATTATAAATCGATCAAAGAACGTGGTGATGCTGCTGAATTTGAATCGTGTCATGAGGCGGTGATGAGTGAGGTCACAACGCTGACATTTCCCATCTTTGTGTTCATGGCGCATCTCTATGGCAAGCTCCGTCCTCGCAAACCAAAAGTTCTAAATCCCAACGAGACCCAGGCGAAGATAATCAATCCTGGCGAGTTCATGGGTACACTTAACACTGCCGAGCGCTTTTTCTGGAAACTAGTCTACGTTAGTCGTGCAGACGCCTCTAAAAGCACTATGTTCAAAGTGCTCGACCGGAGCGGCAATATCGGATTTTTCCAAGACCGAGCAGAAAAATTTGAAGGTAAAATTTATCTCGGCGATTGCTTTGCGGCCCATGCAACTCCGGTGCAACACACAGCAGCAAAGAACGGCGAGAAACACACAACGTTTCGCAGCATAGAATTCATCCCCGATACAATTGTTGCTGGTAAAGTTGCAATTGATGATCAGTTCGATGAAAGCGTCGGAAAAAAGTTCTCTAAAGGTGCAATGTAGACACATCTTTTTCGGTTGACGGATTTTGATTTCATGGGAAGCTAGTACCATGAAAGAAGCCATTTACAATCGTGAAACGCTTTTAGAAATTTTACATTCTAAAGAAGCCACAGTAAAATTCTGCAAACTTAACGGTGACCTCCGTATCATGCGTTGCACGTTAAAATTTGATCTATTCCCCGAGAAGGTTCAGAGCAAATTGCTGGCTGAAGAAACGGATGTAGAACAAAATTCCAATGATACAATTACAGTGTTCGATTTAGATGAACAAGACTGGCGTTCGTTTCGAATTGATCGTATAATCGAAGTTGCATGAAAATTCTCACTTTCATTCTACTTTTAGCTATACTTTTATTCGTTAACTCTGCGGACGTAAAGCGTGCCTCACATTCACACGGCCACGTTAAACGCTCATACACGGCCAAGGCGCAATTTAAACGGTTGCATCCTTGTCCAGCAACGGGTGAGAGTAGAGGAGCTTGTCCTGGATGGATTATTGACCATATCAAACCATTGGCGTGCGGTGGGGCAGATCATTCATCAAATATGCAATGGCAAACAATAGCGGAAGCTAAAGCCAAAGATCGATGGGAACGTAAAGATTGTCAAATTTCCATTGAATAAGTGGTACGCTAAATAGTTGCTTACAGCCTAAACTTTCGGCTTCCGTTCTTCAGAAACCTCGAAAGCTATTTTCATCAACTAAATACTAAAATGACACACACGATTTGCTGTGTTGTGATGAGCTTTTTGCTTGTTTACAACACGCTCAGCGCTGGTGCTCAGAATGATTATGAAGTTTGTGTGGGGAAATGTGAACGGCGTTTGGAGGACGCTTCCCATAAACACACACTTGGAGACCCGATCTATTTTGAGACCGCAAATGGCTCAACCAGATCAGCAAATGATACGGTTGAGAACAAAACGGACAAGAAGGAAGTCTCATCGCCGAGTGCAACGGATGATGAAAAACAGGACCAACGAATCGAGAAAATACGTCGCTTTTTCAAAAAGTACAACTCGCCTGCTGCAAAGCACGCCGAGCTTTTTGTAGAGGTAGCCGATCAATATAATCTCGATTGGTATTTACTCCCCTCGATTGCTTTCATAGAATCAGGTGGTGGCAAAGCCTGTAGATACAACAACATCTTTGGCTGGAACTCGGGGAAAAAGAAGTTCCGCTCAGTAGAAGAAGGTATTCGGTATGTTGCGGAAGCGTTAACCACCGGGCCATATAAAGATAAGAATACACAGCAAAAGCTACGTGTTTACAACAAGTATGCACATTATCAGGTCGTAGCTGTAAAGGTCATGCGAGGGATGCAACTGATCTAGCTTCTTGACAGAATGGAGAAATTCGGTAACATGAAGTCTGCCGGATGACGAAACGACGTAAAGCAGCGACAACCAAAGAGCCAAGAGCAGCGAATACTGTCAAGTCTCCTGACAGCCCGTTGTGCTTGGCTCTTTCCCATGTAGATTTACTACTTGATCGTATTCGCCTGAACAAAATCAAAGTGTTTGATGAAGCTAATATAGCCTCTCTACGCTTTCTTGTTCAAGCAGAGATCAAGTCATTGAACGTTCGATATGAACACACCTTGAATGATTTAAAAGAAGCTCTTGCGGGAGATGCCTTTTTTCTTGAAGCCTACAGTCACTTCACAAAGCCACAATTAAAGTTGGCCAATGAATACCTCAAGAAAATGAAGTCACTCAAACATGATGATGCTCAAGGGAAGATTCGCAAGAAGACTGAGCGCAAGAAGAAAGTTAAACCACCAGCCGTAATAGTACGGTCGCTTCTATACCTCCCTAAAGACGTAGAAACAGGTGTACAGAGTGCAGACCCGACTACATTGGTGGGCGCACAACAGATGTGGGTATACAACGCAAAAACTCGTCGCCTGGGGTGCTATTATGCCAAACATGAATCTGGTCTTAGCGCAAAGGGTACCACGATCATAGACTACGATGAAGAGAAGTCTACCTTCAAAACGCTTCGCAAGCCAAAAGAACAGCTATGGAAGTTCATCTCAAGCGGCGTCAAGTTCTGGGATGCGATCAAATCAGTTCCGCAGAAGATGGGTAAACAAACGACTCGGGATACGCTCATTGTAAAAGTAGCTTGACATGCACCACAAGATTGATGTATCATTCTTGTATGGGTTCCGTTCTAGAAGAAGAAAAGTGGGAAATTTCGATAGATCAACATTTGGTCGTTCGTGAGACTCCTACCGCAAAAGTTCGTGAAAATGTTGCACGAATCCGACGAGAGATGTTTCGAACACAACAGGAAGATGAACTTACTGCCATCCATGTTGCTGAAAATCTCGATGAGAATCTTCCTCCAATTGTTCGCACCATTAAACCTTCTTGGAAAATGAAATGGGATGCTTATTGCGACAAAATCGCTGTAACTATTTGTCGCTACGTCCATCAATATCCAGAAGCAGTTAAGCTCACTGATACCTATCTGACATGCATGACCTGTCGTCGTAAGTATGCTCTTCCATGGGCAGATCCTTCCAAATGGCCTGCTGATGCGTATCGTTACAGTAGCTTTATTGGTCCTACCGAACGCACACAACAAGTCGAACTCCGCAGCAAAGCGCACGCAAGGATTGTATGATCACCATCGAATTCAATGAAGATGTCCGATGCTTCAAAGCCGGGGAAAAACTTGTTTTTGATGCCAATCCTCTCATCTTCGCTGGTGACCAGGGATCAGGAAAATCAACATTGCTAGAATTGATTGCACCTTTTGATAGTGGCAATCTTCGACGGCAGGGGGTGAAGGTCGTAACTACGTTCGACAAAAAGTACGTTCCTGTAACGCACGACTTCGAAAAAGGAAATGTTCGTGGTAGTGCAGCATTTGGTATGGGTGGTATTGATGATATGACTGTTGAGATTAATATGCTACATGCTTCACACGGACAAGCAGCTATGTTAGCAACTCGATACCTGTTCGATAAACTAGCTAAACTGAATCCTGGTCAAATAGGACTTTTGGCGATGGACGAACCCGACTCAGGTCTGTCCATTACATCAGCAACAATTTTAGGAACTGCTTTGTCTCGTGTTGCAGCAAAGGGGCATCAGATTGTGGCTTCATTGCATAATTTTCATGCAATGCAAATGGCCACAGATAATGTCTATGATGTTGAACAGCGTGCATTCGTATCACCAAAAAACTACAGCGCCCGGATGGTTGCTAAGGCATTAGCGTTACTAAAATGACACCAAAACTCATTCAGCTATTTCAAGAAATGGCTGATCTGACAGAGCCGAAATGTCGGGAGTGCCGAGCACCACGATCTTGTTGTAGCCCTGAGTACTGTGAGATGGCAATCGAATACGCTGCTGAACATGGTGAGATCCTTGTACCAACAGGACATCAACGACTTCCAATGATGGGGATAAATGGTTGTGTAGCGCCGCCTCATTACAGACCATTATGTACTCTACATGTCTGCTCGATTAACAGCTTGGGCTTTGATCCACAAGATATGGAGTTTACCAGAAAGTATCATAAACTACGAAACAAAATTGACCGGAGCCATCCATGAATCCTTGGGATAACGTAAGAAAGATCGACTCAAAGAATCCGTCCGTTGCAAAGTTCGTCTTTGACAACTCAACTGCGGTTGCTGAATCAGTGCTGTATAAGTACCCGACATACAAGGACCGTACTGTCATTTGTTGCTCGACTCAGAGTGGTTGTCCAATCGGATGCCGCTTCTGTGGAGCCGGGGACAACTTTGTACGGTCACTGACAACAGACGAAATTATTGAGCAACCTCGCTATTTGCTCGAACAGACAGGTGTTTTGGTGTCCGACATTGGACGACTGCAAATCATGTTCATGTCAATGGGAGAGCCGCTGTTGAATCAGCAGGCCATGCTTCCAGCCCTTCATAATCTGCATCTGATGTATCCGAACGCTGCTCTGTTGATCTCGACCAGTGCGCCTCGTGTGGACTATGCGCCGATTCGTGAAATCTCCGCACGCATTCCTACCATCGGCCTTCAGTTTTCCATTCACGAATCAACCGATGAAGCTCGTGATGCTCTGATTCCTTTCAAGGCTAAGTTGACTCTCGAAGAAATTGCAGCCGAAGGCGAAGCATGGCACGCAGCAACAGGCCGGAAACCGTTCTTCAACTACTGCGCCCACGAGAAAAACAATTCCTGGGATGACGCCAACCGCATCTATCAGTTGTTCAACCCGAGCATCTGGTGTGCCACTATTTCTGTCATTTGCGAACGGGACGAAACCATCGCTGCGGCCAATGAGCGTCAACGTGAGCTTGCCGCCACGTTCATGCAGAAGATGTTGTACTTTGGATATGACACTCGTATGTTCGATCCAGCAGGTCAGGACGATATCGGTGGTGGTTGTGGACAACTCTGGTTCGTCCAGGACTGGATGAAGAATCATCCCACTATGAGCCGTCCGTCCGTAGGTAATGGTCTCGTCAAAGTCCATACACCAACAGATTCAAAAGAAAGAGGGACAATGTGAAAATTCACAAAAGCATCACGATTGAACGTGTGACTGAAGCCGTCGAACGAGCTAACGAAGGCACCGATAATCCCGGTTTCTGTGTGTCGTGCGGCGTAGAACAGGAAGGCTGTGAGCCAGACGCCGAAAAGTACGAATGTGATACCTGCGGCGTTAACGCTGTGTACGGAGCCGAACAGCTTTTACTCTACATGGCCTAGTCACTAGACAAAACTAAAATCTGTGAGATCATGATTGCGTGATCTTGCGCTGTGCGTGCCATAATCGAATTGCTTCGCTTTGTGCTTTGCAGCGCTCATCGGAAAAACTTCTTCCCTGTAAAGGTGATGATTTTCCTTTGAGCGCTTCGCTTATCTTACGCCGAGTTTCTTCAGATCGTTTCTTACCAATATTCTTCTCATTCCAGCCTGTGTACTTTCCAATATGGGCTTCACTCATCTTACGCCGGGTTTCCTCTGACGCAAGAGATCCTGGCTTGCCCTTGTTCCACGCAGCCTTCCCTTTCTTGGATTGGCTGATCGCCGCTTTGCGCTCCTCGGTAAATTTCACACCAGTTGCATTTGTACGTAACTTCTCTCGTGTCGTCTCTGATACTACTCTTCCAGTCATTCGCTTTTTAGCGGCGGCACCTATGGCTGATTTGCCTGCTTCGGACATGGTTCCTGGCTTAGTTCCACCAAGACCTCGATCTTTTAGGGCTTCGCTGATTGCTTTCGCATGTTCCGAAGTCCGAACCTTTCCCGTAAGAGCCTTGGAGATTTTTTCAGCACGAGCACGCTTTTGGTCTTCGGTAAGTAATTGGACTGTGTTGCCGCCATCACCACCAAGTGTAAGATTGTATCCTTTTTCTGGAGAACTAGTTTCATAATGACGGATGAAATAAGACTCCATTTCGTTGAACACATGGTTGCGGTCGGCACTCCCATAAAGAATTTCCATATGAAATGCATCAACACCATGTTTTCGCATGGCCCGATACAAAAAGTTATCTTTGCCGTGTCGAGCCGCCGACCGATGTTGCTTGAGACGATTAAATGGCGAAGAACTAACACCAATATACGATTTACCATTGACCCCACAAATGAGGCGATAAGCAAAAAAATGTTTCATGATTCTATCTATACATCGTTTGTTTTCAACATCCGGTTAGGCGGTGTGTCATAATACTCGTGGATTTCTCCCAAATTGCGATCAGCAACTTTCATCAACAGTTGAAAGGTGCTCAGCCGCCGCAGGTCCGCTATGACCCCGAAACTGGCGAGGCGCAGGTTTACACTGAAGGGCTACAACCCAATCTCCTGCGTCACATGATTCTCAACTCTCTTCGAAAAATCAAGAGAGAATTCGGCAACCGCTATGGGCAGATTGTTCTCTGTGCAGACAGCCATAGTTACTGGCGCAAAGACGTATTTCCCAACTACAAAGCCAACCGTAAGAAAAATCGAGACGCATCGGACATCGACTGGGACCTTGTATTTCAAACTTTGAACGAGCTTCGAGAAGAGATTAAGATCAACTTTCCGTACAAGGTCATGTACGTTCCACGGGCCGAAGCTGATGACGTGATTGCAGTATTGGCTAACACATTTAGGCACACTGAACCAATTCTTATCGTGAGTTCAGACAAAGATTTCATTCAGCTTTTAGATCAAAATGTTGCCATATATCGACCCATACAAAAAGAACTTTTGTTACTCAGTCCATCCGATCTAACTGCCAACCTATCAGCCGAGACTTTCTACACAAAGAAACAAGTTGATAGATTTTTGAAAGAGCACATCATTCGTGGTGATACAGGTGACGGTGTTCCGAATTTTCTCAGTCCAGACGACGTGTTTGTTACTGAGGGTACACGTCAAAAGCCGATCATGAGCGCTAAAGTCGAGCAATGGATTCATCAGGCACCCGAGGAATTCTGTAACGAAGAGACACTAAAGAACTACAACCGCAACAAACAGCTTGTGGACCTTGATGCAATTCCACAGGATGTACAAGATGTAATCATGGCTGAGTTCGAGAAGCCTATTGTCGGCAAGGCCAGTCGCATCTACAGTTACTTCGTTCGTCATCGCATGAAGTCGCTTCTTGAAGTAATGGGAGAGTTCTAACTTATGGAAAATCCAGCAACCTGGACGCCAGCCCATCATGTGATATGGGCAGCAATCGTTCAGCATGAAAAAGATATGAAAAGGGGTATCATTGGCGGAAGTCTTCCGGCTGCAATCGTTGAAGCTCTCAAACAGAAGGGTCTTCTCAAAGAGGTATAAATCCAAATATGGCAAGAAAACTGATCTCAGAAATTCTCGAAGAAGTCGCCCAAGTTGATTCTATCGAAGATAAAGCTGAAATTCTTCGTAAAAACTACAACCCAACTCTATGTTCGTTATTGAAAGACGTGTTCGATCCAAATGAAGTGTACGATGTTGAAATTCCTTCATATCGTGAAAACTTCGAGACCGCTGGCTATGCCTCAAACAATCTATATGTCGAACAGCGCCGCCTCTACCTCTTTAAAAGCACAGAGAAAAAAGTCGCACCAAAACGCAAGTCTGTGCTTCTTGCTCAGGTCCTCGAATCTATCGATGCACCCGATGCCCTGGTACTCATTAATGTGATCAACAAAGACCTCAGCAAATACGGAATCACCCAAGAGGTAGTTGATCAGGCGTTTCCCAATCTGCTACCATAATGATATGAGCTATAAAGATAATGAACTCATCATCTCGATAGATGGTGAAACCAACGGTCCTGCTCCGCTGGTCAATTCTCTCTGGCAGTTTGGTGCTGCCTTTTACGATGGGCATGGTAAACTGCTCGATACCTTCGAAGCAAATCTTGAAGAACAAGACGGCACCGTAGGCAATACAGAGACCCTGGCCTGGTGGGATGAACAAGAAAAGAAGTCTCCTGGCCTGCTTCAACGAATTCGTTCTGGTGCCATTCCAGCCGGAAACGCCATGCGTGAATTTGAGAATAAGACACGCACGCTGGCCAAAGAGCGCAAGGCAAAGCCGCTCGTGGTCGCATACCCGGCAGGGTTCGACTTCACATGGCTGTACACGCTTCTGGTGAAATACAACGGCCAAAGTTGTGTCGGTTTCTCGTGCCTCGACATGAAAACAATGGCCATGACGTTGCTGAACGTTCCGTATCATGATGCCGCCAAGCGCAAGTTTCCGAAAAATTGGTTCGATCCGTCTTTGAAGCACACTCACTGTGCTCTTGATGACGCTTTGGAGCAGGGTTACACGTTCTTTCAAATGCGAAAATTTCAAGAAGAAATTTGGCAGAAAATATCCACCAATCCAGAGTCACGTTAAATCTTGTAAACAAAGCACTTATCAATTTTTTCCAAAACCCTCTAAATACTCATTTGGAGGCGATCTCGTGCGACAGGAAAAAGTTAAAAAAGTGCTGTCTTCGACGAATCTATCGGCGACACCATATTATCCATCTGTAGCAGATTGCCAGCGATGGACTGAAGTTCTGAATCACATCATGTTTCAGGGCGCTGTTCCGAAATATCGAAAAATCACAATCAAACGTCTTCGAAAAACATACGCATGGTGTGTGGGTAGTATAACACCTGTCCGTCAAAAAAAGAATTGTGATTTGATCATCCATGAGAAATTTGACTCGTTCGCCGCATTCTATTCAATCTTGGCGCACGAATTGGTTCATGCAGCCGAATATCATGAGCTTGATGAGATTAAACACGGTAAATTCTTCTTTTCCCACAAAGAGATGTTGGCGACCGTGGGTATCAAATTGCACGTCTGTTACTAAATAATTTCATGCAATCTTTTGCCCAATATGTTGCAGAAATGCAAAGTAATGAACACCTTGCTACTATGCTGCACAAACATGGCGGCGAAGTTTATGGATCATCCGATGAAAAAGTGAAACACCTTTCACCGACTGTCAGCGTCCATTCAAACAAATACGGTTCTCATCGATTCGTAAAGCATGATGGGCACGGAAACGCTCTATCAGCCGTTCAGGTAATGTCAAGAGAGAAAGGTAAGGGACACGTTGCAAATGCCTATACACACCCAGACCATCGCAGAAAAGGACATGGCGCAGAGCTTGTCAAACACGCCAACAAAATGTTCAAGAATTTGACCTATTCAGACGACCGTTCTGAAGACGGTAAAGCATTCGTAGCAAAGGTAGAATCTCAACGCTAAATACAGCTATATGGACCTGAATCAAATGAACCCGACACCACTGGATGCGCAGCCAGTCCAACCGCTACAGTGGACTTGGATTTCGCAGCGTCAATCGACTCCAGACGCAAAATCTACCTCAATTTGGAAGTTCGGCTTCATCGCACCAGATGGCGGCGAGGTTCGTGTTACGCTTCATCAGGTCGGTGGTTCTGGCCAAAGTGATAAGAAAGCCGCAGAACAAGCGCAACAAGCGCAACAATCCATGATGATGGGAATGCCTCCATCGACTGATCCTTCGGCCTTTGCGCCTCCAGGACAGCCACATGCCGATGTTACTGAGGACTCATCTTTCTACGTTACCTTTTTTACAAACCGTCATCCAGAATCGTTTGCCCGTTGGGACACTGCCCTTTCGCATGATGAATCGCTAATTGTTTGGGTGACGATTACACACGGCATCATTGACTTTATTCGCAAGGCTAAACCAGCGAACGTCATTCTCGACGACTTGGGTAATGGAAAATTGAAAATGGTCATGCGTTCGGTCGCAATGGATGCTGTAGCAGGCAACCCAGAGTACGAGATTGAGCAGACAAAACAGCATCACTATCGCTCTCTTTTCCAAATCAAAAAGCAAGGTCTGCCGTCTGCATTCCAGGCTGCAAACTCACCTACAGAAGAACCACTACAAACCGCACCGGATCAAAAGGTAGGGCAGGGTCCAATTCAGCCTCAGGAGCCTCAAGAACCGACTGTAGACACTTCAGCGGTAGAACAGCCGTCTCCCGCACCGGAAGCGCCTGCACCGAATCCTACGCCTCAAGACATTCCGCCGCAAGGCAATCCGATGCCTCCAAAAGAGATTCCATCAATGCCTCAGAAAGGCTTAACAGTTGAGATCGGGCAAGACTATTCGGTTTCTGTGAAAAACCCAGAAGGTAATGCAATTGATCGTTATCGTGCCAGCGGTCCAGCAGATATTCTCCGTTGGATCAAAGACAAAGGTTATGCGACAAGCCGTATGGTGATCGTAAAAAGCGAAATGCCATCGAAGGCAGCACAGAAGAAGGTTGTTGTAATGACACCGAATGCAGCTAGTGATGTAAACATTAAACCTGTAACTGGTAGCGCTCTTGGAGTTGCAGAAGATTTCGTGATCGATGGTGCAATCATTCGTATGAATAAGCTCATTCCAGCACGAGACGCAGCCCGAATGAACAACATTGTGAATGCGCCTCACGTGAAATGTACTATCGAATCGATTGAATTCCAATTTGAAACCGACCGTGATATGGATTTCAAGCGTGCTCTTGTCGAGCTTGCATTCAATAAAATCAGCGGTACTGGGCCAGTTCCTGTTTAGCGTAGTTGGATTCGGGATCAACTTCCTGACAACTCCGCACATCAACAATTGAGTCGTCCTCTTCAAAAGTGTACGATGGTTTGTTGGTGTGCGGGTTTATCGTTTCGCCCTTCACCGTGTTGATCCGGCGACCGCTCTTGAATTTTTTCCCGGTGGGTTTGCTAACTAACATTGCGTTTTTCTACCTTCCTTGTGTCGCAGCGAGTCGTACTTATTTCGCCAGTCCGCAGCCGTTCATGTACTTCAGGAACTTCAGTTCAGCAGACGTGTAATTCCGTGCCGTGATTGCCTCAGAGGTCTCTCCACGCCCCGCCGCTTTTGCAACACTATCATACATGCAAGACGGCAGAACCACACAGACAGCCGTGCAAGCATTATTCAAACCCGGTTCGACGAACTTCTCGAACGGGAATTTCAGCTTGTTCAGCGACTTGTGCAGACGCACCAGATGTTGATGCTCTCCTCCCGTCAGCATGATGAAGGTTTTATGGCGCTTGGAGAACGTGCGGAGGGATTCCAGTTTCTCCGGTTGCGGATTTTTGGGATTTGTGTACTTCAGCCACATCTGATCCAAAGCGTGACCGCCCTGGATTCCCGTATGGATTCCGCTGAGGTACATGTTGGTGAAGAAGTAGGCCCGGTAAGTCGTCATATGATACATACTAGCATATGAAAGATACATCTGTCAAGAGCACCGCCTTACAAATTGACAGATATGACATGTCATGAGATGCTGTAGTCTAATGCATTATCTTACCTATAAAAATACAGCTATCGTTCTTGCTTTGAGTACTATTGTCTTTGCTACGTTTCAAAATCCAGGTGGTTTTGGTGTAGGCTTTATGGCGTTTTTATCGTGGTGTGCCTCCGTACATGAAGAGTGGTAACGCTCATCAGAACAAAAGTTGCGAAGCACCTTGACATGCGGTAAAATGTTCTTATGTCTTTCATTCGCATCACCCGAGGCGTACCCCGATACAACATTCAAATTGGACCTATCTCGGATGCCTTAAGTATTAATCCAAATTTAATCGTTTCAGTTACCGATTACTACGAAACGAAAGTTGCTCACTCGCCTGGATTCCACTGGATTCCGATCAACGAGCTTGCCAAACCGTGGGGATATTCGCCTTTCTTTACATTCAAACGCATTCTCGATTTCTGGACCGATCCGGTGTTTGGTTGCAATCCAATCATCTTCGTTGGCTGTTCTGCTGGCGTTCATCGTTCGCCGCTCAGTGTGTTTTGCTGGCTGCTTTCGTTAGGCTACACGCCCGAGCAAGCCGCAGCCGAGTTCTATGGCAAGTTCAAACAAGATCCACTCACCCTCTTCAACAATGATATTCGCACTGGCTACCTTCCATCTGAACTCCCCGCCTTCTACAGGCTCATGAACGAAAATCCAAGCTGGAGCTACATGGGCACTCTCCAAGCAATGCTCAAATACGAAAAAATTCAGTATACACCTGCCGAAAGCATTAAAAATATGCGATATGATTCGGAGGAGGGTTTGATCATTGAGCGATAACCTACACAACCTCGGACCCGCTGTCGTCTTCGATGCCGACAACATGGTCGAAGGTCAACATGTAATCTTAGAAGGACATCTTTTTTTCGTATCAAAAATTCAGGATGAGCGAGTGTTTTTACAGCCAGTCGTTGGGATTTCACTTCTCACATACAAAATCAAACGGTACAGTTTGTGGATCAGCTTTGGTGCCGCCATCGCAGCGTTGACTGCATTTTACGTTTATAAAGGATATTGATAAAATGAGATGGAACGAGCATCAACTTGAAACTCGTGATTCGCTCATCGCATACTTCACCCGCTATTTAAGTCGGGAATTAGGAAAGATCAACTCTGCATTCCGCTTTATGCGAATTGAGACACCGATCTTGCTCCCATACTCAGTAGACAAAGGAAAACTTCAGACCGTCCTTATTCGCCTGGAAAATGAAGAATTGGTGCTACGAGAGAACACGATCACTGGAGCCTACGAAGCGAGTCGTGAGATTCTCTCAGGCAAGACCGTACCAAAGCAACGCCTGCCCATCGTCATTTGGCAGCATGGTAAAGTTTTTGAACGTATCGGAGGAAAAATCCACGAGTCGTATAAACTTGAATACCAAATTCTATACTCAAAAACAACTGGAATGCCTTACGAGCCTGTCATTGCTCACGCATGTTCCTCCATGCTTGTTCGTCAGTGTGGTGATCTAGAAGAAAAAATTAATCCAGGTTCTTTTATGGGGTATGCAAAAGATAATCACGATTTGCTTGTACAAGTACAGCAACGTGACGATTTTTGGGCTGGAAACAACATTGAAATCATCATCAACATGGATCATGCCGTACTAGCCACAATCAGACA